ACTCCATCTCTTAAAATATCATATTTATCATTTGTAATAACATTATATTTTAGTAAATTAGTTGCTTTTTTGGTATCATCCATATTTTTGAAATATAATCCATTATTTACAATGATATGCCAAGAAACTTTGGTATAATCATCTTTAGTGCCTTTACCATATGAAATTGAACATTTATTTTTAATATCAATTTTTAATACATCTTTCACCAATGTGTATACCATATTTAAAACTTTTTGTGAATTTTCTTCATTTTCATATCTTTTATCAATATCAAAATATAATTTATGTGCTTTATCGGTTGGGATAATTTCAAATAAATGGTTGTTTGTTTTCCACATTTCATTTAATTCATTAAAATCAATATTTCCATATTTACACCAAGTTTTTTGCCCTTTTTCTTCATCAAATTTGATTGTAATTTCGTTTGGTTTTTGTGTTGATGTTGCCATATGTAATGGCGATGTATATTTGTTTGCTTTTTTTAATTTTTTTGCTTCTTCACTTTTAACGGTATTGTAAAACATTTTAATGCCAAGAAATTTAGCACTTTTACAATTGTTATTCATATTAGTTGAGGTTGTTTTTTCCATTAATATATTAGATTGTTTTATCTTTAAGTCATTTAATTTTATATTAGTTGAATTGTTTTTATTTTCAACAATGACTTTTTGATCGGTATTTGCTTTAGGATTCATTTTAGTTGACATAATTAGAGAGTGTTCTTCAATATATTTATATTTCAATTTTTTTTTAAAAATCAATTTTTTTTTTGATTTAGTGATTTTTATATTATTCATATTAGTTGATATATAATCAGAGTTTATTGAATCAAATTTTTTTTTATTCTTGGCATTCATTGTAAATATATTATATATTATTATCACATTTTTTATATTTTTTTAAAAATTCAATATACAGGTAATATAAATTATGAGAACCTATGTTCCAAATCATTGACTAATTAGTTAATGATTTGGAATATGAGTTCCACTTTTTTTAAATAATATTTAGTTTATTTGTAAATAAAAATATAATCTTATAATATATATATAATATGGCACAGGAAGAGGAAATGTTTAATAAAGCAGTAGATACAGTTGTAAAGAAACCAAAAAGAAAACTAACTGAAAAACAGTTAGCAAACCTTGCTTTAGGCAGGGAAAAAATGAGATTAAAAAGAGAATTAGCAAAAAAAAATAAAGAACAAAAACAGGTAATAAAAGATGATAAATTTGAAGCAAAATTAGTAAAAGAAAATCAGAAGAAAAAGAAGGCAGAACATAAGGAAAAAAGAAGAACTTTAAAAGAAATTAATGCCGAAAAAGAACAACAAATTTTAGCAAGATTACAAAAACAGGCAGATGAAAAACAGGTAAAAAAATCCGCAAGAATGGATTTATTTACAACTTTAAAAGTAAAATGTTTGGAACAGGCAAAAACTGTTAGTGAATATAATGAAATTAAAGCACATTTAGATGGTATTGATGAAGATACATTACATAATGATAATAAATTAAAAGATTATGCCAAAAAAATAATGAAACCTTACATTCTTGCTAAAAAAGCAGAACCAAAGGTAGAACAAAAAGTAGAAGTTAAAAAGGAAGAGATCAAAAGCGATTATGAACCTGATTCTGAAGTAGAAACAACTGATGAAAATAAATAATATAATCTTTAGATTGTTGGTATAAAATAATATATAATATATTAGTATATTGTAATGTCTAAAACTAAAAAAATTATTGACAAATCAAAGGAAGATTTAAATATTTATCCAATAAAAATAGATGATAGTAAACTAAATAATGGTGGAGATGGAAATCATTATCCATTAAATAATCCTGTTCATCTTCACCTCATATGTGGTAGAGTTAAAAGTGGTAAATCACTTTTAATGAATAATTTATATTTATCTCAAAGGTTTTACGGTGATGAATATAAAACAAAAATCCTTATTTCTTCAACAGCACATAATGATGCTATTAATAAATATATGTTGGAAGATTTTGATTTTATTTTTACTGATTATACAGATGATTTATTATTGGAAATATTAGATATAATTAAAAATGATGAGGGAGATGGTAGATTTTTAATTATTTTTGATGATATTATTAACAGTGGGCAAAATTTTAAAAGGGCAGGTAAAACAGATTTATTAACACAGATCATAACAACATACAGGCATATAGGAAATGGAGAATTTGAAGGTAAATTGGCATTAGTAATGGCAGTTCAATATTTTAAATATTTAAGTCCTATTGCTCGTAATAACTGTAGTGGTTATTATATTATGGGTCACTTTCCTGAATCAGAAGTAAAAAAAATGAGTGAAGCATTATCTATTTTTGGTAGGGATAACAAAGGATTTATTCAAATTTACAATGAAAGTAGGAAAAAACCTTACGACTTTTTATATTTATCAGTTGAACATATGGAAGCAAGAAGAAATCACGATGCTTTACTATGGAGTGATAAATCAGGATTTACATTTGGTGATAGAAAATCAGATTTAGAAACTGATCAAAAGTTGGAAGATTTAGAAACACAAAAAAATAAATCTTAGTTAATTATAATAATATGGCAGAACCAAAAAATAAAACTCTTTATGAAAAGGTTAAAAAAAAGATTTATAAAAAATATCCTAAACATAGTGCCTATAGATCAGGGTTATTAGTCAAAGAATATAAGGCACAGGGAGGAACATATGAAGGTAAAAAGAATTCAAAAAAAGGTTTATCACGATGGTTTAAAGAAAAATGGAAAACACAGGATGGTAAAACAACATATCAAAAAAAAGGTGATATTTTCAGACCTACCAAAAGGATTACAAAAGATACACCTACAACAATGTCAGAACTTACAAAAAAACAAAAAGAAAAGGCACAAAAAGAAAAGGCAAAAAAAGGTAGAGTAAAAAAATATAAAAAATAAGATTTTTCCAATAAATAAAATATATTATAATTATATATACAATGTCTTATTTTGATAGTTTGAGCAGTTGGCAACAAGCAGGTAATGCCATACAACAACAGCAAGAAGATGCCGAAAAAGAACAAAGGGAACAGAAAGCACAAGGAATTGAGCAGAAATTTGATTATGTTGATAAAGTTTTAGGAGAAGCAGGGGGCGGATTAGGAGGATTAGGTGGAGGTTTTCACATCGGTGTAAGGATGTATAGAAAAGGACAAAAAAAAGTGGCAGATGCTAAAAAGGCATTTGAAGAGGCAAAAAAAAAATTAAATGGAGGTGGACAAAAACCTGAAACAGACGGACAAGGAAGTAAAACACCTAATGAACATACATCACAACCTAATGGACAAGAAGATCAACCACCTGAACCTAAAGGAAAAGGTAAAGCAAAACAAAATGAAGAAAGTAATGAAACAGCAGATAAACCAGCAGAAGAACCACCTCAAGCAAGTGATGCTGGAGGCGGAGGAGAATCAGCAGATAGTGTAGCACCTCCAAAAGGTAGTGCTGAATTAGAACAACAACAAACCCCCCCTGCTGAATTAGATACAGACCCAAATCAAGAAAATATATTAAGTAAACAAGACCAAGCAAAAGCAGATTTTAATAAACAAAAAGAAACATCAGAAACAGATACCTCAGGGGAAAATTCATTAGGATCACAATCTACTGATGCCAGTGCGAGACCAGCACAAGTTAAAGACCCTGAGGAAGCATTCAGCAATGAACCAGTGGCAAAAGGTTCTAACCTTGAAACTATTCCTGAAGAGGGAGTATTTAACCAAAAAACAGGTATTGGTGAGGCAGATGATGGGAGTTTGAGAATAGGAACTAATAATACTGGTGAGGCAGTTACAAGACCGTCAGGTGCTGGTGAAAGTGGTTCTTCAGAAATAACAACCTCAGGTGCTGATGAAACAGGAACAGTTGTTGATAATTTAGCAAGTAAAGCGGGTAGTATTGTGGATAAAGTAAAAGGAACAGTTGGTAATATTTCAGATAAAGTATCAGATTTAAAATCAACTGTCACTGATGGTGCGGGAGATATGCTTAAAGCAGGTGCTGAAAAAATAGCAGGTCAAGCAGGTAAAGATGCCATTGAATCCGCATCAGGAGTTTTAGATTTCTTAGGACCAATTGGTGAACTATTAGGAGCAGGACTTGCTCTTGGATCATTTTTTCACGATTTATTTGATAAAAAGAGAAATGAAAGAAAACAGGCACAAGCAGAAAGCACAGGACAAATTGCTATCCCATCTGCTGGAGGTATTTCAACCACATCTATGACTGTTGCCAATGAAAAAAGTAATGTTGTTGGCACTATTGTTTAATTTAATTATTTTTATACTTAATTATTATTTTTTAATAAATAATAATAATTAATGAATTTTTACAGTATTTGTTTTTGAGTCGTAGTCTACCTCATCCAATTTACCGTCAGTGTTATCAATTTCAACATTAATACAACAAGATGAAGAGAATTTAATTTTTAGTTTTTTTAACCATTTGAACATATATATTATTAAATAAGAAATTTATATTTTACACTAAATATATAGAGAACCTAAGTTCCAATTCATTGACTAATTAGTTAATGATTTGGAATATGAGTTCCACTTTTTAAAAATAGATAAATAATTATTCTAAAAAAAATATCTTATTATATTATATATAATGAATGTTAACTTAATTTCACCTCAAGAAAATGGTAATAGTTTTGTTGTCCGTTTTAAAGATGATATAATCATCCCTGAAAATTCAAGAGTATATTTAAACTTTGCCTCTTTTAGTAGAGAAAATGATGTAGAATTATATGAAGATCAAACTATAACATTAAGTTTTCAAAATGTGGATGTTTATCCAGCACTAATTCCTACAACACCATTTAATAAAAATAAATTATTTAATTCCTCTATTTTTACTATCCCATCAGGAACATATAATTATCAAAGATTATATACAATAATCACAACTGGTATAAATGGATTATTACAAGATGCTGGAAATGTAGCAGATATGGCAATGTATAAAGCAATTAGTATAGATGATATTGATAATAATGATGCCCAATTAGTAGATGGTAATATTAGTTTTGGTTTAGGTTTAATGAAATCAAGACCTGAAACCGTTCCACATAAACCATTTTTAATTGATGCTGGAAACAGTAAGGATTGTGATACAGACGGTGATACAGTCGCATATAGAAATACAGCAACTGATGTTGTAGTGCCATCAGGATTAAGACCAAGCACAACAAATTGTGCTTTTGCTCTTGCTGTAACAGGTAATGATACAAATGATAAAAATGTAGGATCATATACAGATATTGATTTAACATCAACAACTGGTAGTGGTTCAGGTGCTTCTATTAATTTTACAGTAATAGATGCTGGGGTAGATGTCCCACAACCATTTGGTGCTGGATTTTCTGATAATGGTTCACCTGATAAAACTGTAGGAGATTATACAAATATTCCTTTATTAAAATCTAATGCTGGAGTAAGTGGAATTACTATTGATTTTTCTGTAGCAGAAGGGGGGGCAGGAACAGGAGTTGGTCCTATTGTTTTTAGTGGTATTACTGTTAATAATGCTGGTATAGGTGGTAATTATACTGCTGGTGAAGAATTAAGAATAGATAATACTGCGACAGGCGGTTCACAGGATACTAAAGTAACAGTTAGAATAAAAGGTGGTAAGATCCAATATTCAAGCATAAGACTTAATGATCAAGGTGATAGTTATGCTGAAAATGATATTTTAACTGTCCCAAATACTGGTGGTGTTGGTGGCACTGCTGATAGTGAATTAGTTATACAACCATTTATAAAATCCCCAGCACAAGGTAGTGGTTTACAAAAAGGAGCAGGTCAACCACTTTTTGATAATTATGCCCTTTCTCAAAAAACATATTGGCATATCGGATATAATGATGGAACACCATTAGAAAACTGTAATATTATAAAATTTTCAACTATTGAAACATTAGCAGAAATGAAAACAAATTCACAATGTTGTGTATTGGGATTATATTCAAGAGAAGTTGCTCAAGGTATAGCAGGTGTTGATGGAGCATATCCAAAAGATAGTGCCTCAAGAACACGAGGCACTGCTGATTATAATAATGGAAAAATTAATCCAAGAAACTTGCCTGATGAAGTAAACATAGGAGCAAAACAACTTGGTTGTTTTGTAAGTGTTTCTATTGATTGTAGGTCATCAGGTAAAGATTTTTTAAAAGTTTTTGTAGGAGCAAAAGGAAATGGCACATTTTCAACAGCGGATGGTCTTCACAATTGGACAAGTTGCCAGCATCCAATAGTCGCAATGAAAAATTGTTCACTTCCTGGGAGGGGTCAGGGTATTGATCTTAATGATATACCAAATGTAAAAACTACTCAACCATTAACTTTTGGATTACAAACATATTATGATACAGATGAATTAAAATCAACTGCCTCAGGAGCAGGAAACTTATATTTTAGAGTATTAAATTTAAATGGTAATGTAGATGGTAAAAAATCTGTTGCTGATAATAATATAATTTTATATGATTCAAAACATATGGGTGATGTAAATAAAGAATCACATTTCCCACCATTATTTTTTAAAGCAGATAATGTTAATGTAAGATTAGATACTGATGCTGGTAAAATTTCAACTAATATGGGACATAATACTTTAGCAATTGGCACAGGTAATAGGACACTTGGTTCATATACTGTAAATTTAACTGGAGGTTCAGGTTATGGGGCAAGTTTAGCATTAGATGTTGTTCCGAGAGGATCAGAAAATAAAATAGCAATAAGTCCTATTTCTACCGATGTATTAGGAGATTTAACAGTAGAAGTAGGCACAGGTAATAGAACTGATGGCACATATACAGGAGTAAATCTTACTGATGGCACAGGTAATGGAGCACAAGCAACAATCGGAGTTGTTGGAAATGCTATTGATATTAGTTCAATAGTAATTACAAATGCTGGAACAGGTTATAATGAAGATGATGTATTAAATATAGATGTATCCGCAATGGGTGGTAATGCTGATGCTACAATCACAATGGATGCTACACCATTAAGACCATCAGTTGTTAATGCTGGAGATGGATATAAAATTGGCGATGTATTAAACATTCCTAATACAGCAATAGGTGGTAATGCTAATGCTACATTTACTATAAATTCTAATTTGGATTTTTCAGGATTAGTTAATAGAATTAATTCACAAATGCCATTATGTATGATTACATCAGCATTAAAACAAAATGGAGGTTTTTCAACTATTACTGCCCCATCCTATACTAAAGATAATGCTAAACCATTAAGTTTATTAGTTAAATATGATATAGAAGCAACTGAAGAATTAGCAAGATATTTAAATTTTAATACAGCATCAGATAAAACGGAAGGATATTCCGATGATCTATTCCCAAATACTGGTGATGCTATGAACAGGAATTTAATTCATTTAGAAGGTATGACATTAGATTGGAGAAATGAATCATATTCAGTTAGTATTAAAGAATTACCAATTAAAAACTATAAAAATAATGAAAAATTACGAAATGGCGGATTTTCAAAACCAATTTTGGCAAACTGTCCTGTCCCTTTTTCGGATGCTCAGTCTTACCAAACCAAAAGTAAACAAATGATCACAGCAGTATATAAACCTAATTATCAAGTTATTAGTAATTTATATAATCAACAAATGACAACCAACAAATTTTCAGTTGATATTAATAAATTACAATCAGAAAAACCAGCAAATGAGATTAAAAAATCTATTATAAATTTTACAATTTTGCCTCCTGATGATTACAAAGGAAATATTAATAGTGTTTCAGGATTAAATTAAATATTGTAATACTTTTTATCTTGGATAAATGTATATAGAATGAAAACTTTGACAATGAAGATAGACACAAAACAGGCAGTAAAAAATGAAATGTATAAAACATTAGATACTAAGGAAAGTAAAAAATTAATCAAACCTGAGAAAAAAGTAAATATTGAAAGTATTTTTATAAAAAAGAAAAATTCACCTCAAAAAAAGATTAAAAAGAATCCAAAGAAAAATGTAAAAAAATAATTATAAAAAACTTATTTAATAAATTTTATTAAAAAATAAAATATATTATAATAATATATACAATGTCAACATTAAATGATTTAGTAGACTATGCCACACCTCTTCAACCAACCGCAACAGAAATTAGAACTGAATATATAGAACCCATTACAAGTTCTACATATAAATACACTTTTAGGTTAGATCAAGCAGGGTATTTAGACACAAACTCTATGTTAATTTTCAAATTAAAAACTAAAACTCATAACAATGAAAACCGTGTAAACCTCCATAATGGGGTTTTAGGTGGTATTAAAAGAGTTATTTTCCAAGTGGGAGATAATATTATAAATGATGTTCAAGATGTTTATAAATATTCAACAATTAAAAATATGAATATGCCAAATAGTATGAAAAATGATTATTTGGGACATTATCTTGGTAATTCTATGTATACAGATGTATTAAAAGATCAGAATGAAAAACCTGATATTGATGACACATCAGCAACCGTTAATAGTTATTTGGATGAAATTACTAATGCCACTGTAGGTTCTATTAATGTTAACCACAAAAAAAGTGGAACTGATTTTGGAAAATCAACAGGAGCATCAGGTCAAGGGGCGAAAATAAACTCAATGCCAATTAGCACTGATATTTCAAAAAATCATCAATATGGTATTACTCTTGGTATGTTGATCCCAGCATTAAAAGGACAAAAAATTCCATTATTCCTTTTTGATAAACAAAGAATTTTACTTACTTTTGAATTTAATACCTCAGATGTTTACTGTAATTCTATTGCTACTGCTGATGTAGCATATGATGCTACTGGTGATGGTTGGTCAGCACCTGATGAAGTTACTCCAGCAGATGTTAAAATGGTTGTTGATTATATTGTAGTGCCAACAGATGCTCAAAATGAATTAATTCAACAAACTATGGCAGATGGAGGATATCAACTTGAGTTTTATGATGTTGTTAATGTTGAAAAAAATATCCCAGCAGGAGGCGATGAAGTTGAACACAGAATAGGGCAAAATAATAGAGAATTACATAATGTTATTATGTGGAAAGAAACAGCAGGTAATAGTATGTCAACTCAAACTGATGGAGCAACTAAACAAAAAGGTCAAGTATATTTTGGTAAAAATCAAAAATGTCAAGGTTTCGCCTATGAGGAATATAATGTTAATATTGATGGTAGAGATGAATTTGACCATTTTGTATACAATCCAGTTTCTCAATATAATGAACTTTCTGCCGTTTTAGGTAAAGATTGGGATGTAGTCAGGAGTCAATATTGTTGTGATGATAATACTGCTGAATCTTATTTAGCACCATTAGAAAATGGTTTATTAGGAACTCAAAAACCATTAGGATTATGTCTTAGAAATGGTGAACCAGTTGTAGTAGGAGGTGGAAGACAAATTGGAAATTATCCTGTTATATGGAAATGGAAGAGAAAATCATCAGCAGTTGTAAAAAATAATTGCCCAAGAGATGATCATACAATTAAAGTAAATTATTTTTGCGAAGTTTCAAGAGTTGCTAATATTATGAATACAGGTAAAGGTATGAATGTTGTAGTATCATATTAATTTTCTTTTGTAATATTAATGAGTTATGGATATAAAAAAATATATGATAAAGTGATTTTTGAATTAAAAATATATATTAAAAAAAATTTATGTTATGGATTGGTATGTAATAATAAAGTCTGTTTTTGCTAATTATAATAAAATAAATATATTGTATTATAATAATATGGACAAACCATTATATAAACCATTCAAATATAAAGGAAAAGGTAAATTTAAATATTCAGTATATGTTAAAAATGGAAAAGGAGGGAAAAAAGTAATTCATTTTGGTCATTCTGATTATCAAGATTTTACACAACATAAAGATGAAAAAAGAAGGAAATCATATTTAGCAAGAGCAAAAGGAATTAAAAATAAAGCAGGACAATTAACTTATAAATTAAAAGATACCAAAAATTATTGGGCAGTGAAATACCTATGGAAAGGGTGAGAACCTAAGTTCCATTTTATTGACTAATTAGTCAATGATTTGGAATATGAGTTCCACTAATTCTTGAATATACCACTAAATATTCATTTATATTAGTTTTATAAATGTTTTTTCATTATTTTTACAATATATTTAAAATAAAATATATTATAATTATATATACAATGTCAAATGTTTTATACATAGATGCTAACAGGCAAAATTCAATGTTTCATAATGATCAGAACAATGAGTGGCAAACTAAATTAAATACAGAAACTTTACTGCCAAAAGGCACTGGAATCCAAATTCAAACATCATTTATTAATAAAAAGGGTATTAATGGTGGTAGTATTGAAATTGATGAAGATATAGTGGAAACCATTTCATATTATTTTTATATAACAGAACAACCACATTTAGTAAGTCATATGAACCATTCAGGTAATGTATTTTCCCCTGTAAATTCGTGGATGAGATCTTCACTTGCTTGTGATGCTTATACATTTAGAGGCAATTTTGATGATGGAGTGCCTATTAATGTTGTAGAAGATATAATATATGGTGAACAATTAGCAAGTAATGGAGGACAAGCAGTAGCAGGTTGGACATATTACAATGGACAGGTAAAAACACCTGATTTTTTACATTATGGAGGAACATCTCAAATTTTACCACAATGTCAATGGGTATATAATCCAACCGCACATCCAGTTACAAACCCTCAAACTATACCAAGAGCGGATTATGTATTGAAACCTGATATTAAAACATTAACAATATCTATTCCTGCTGGAGTATATGGTATTGGAGAATTATCTCAATTAATTGATGATCAAATGAACGGTGTAAAATTTTATGATCCAATTACTAATAAAATTTATGATCAAAATAATACTTTTAGAAGAAGAGATGCTCAAGACCTATATGCTGTTGATACAGAGGGAAATCCGCTTAGTGATGATATGTTTGATGGTCAAATGTATAATAAACCAATTTTTCAAAATATTGATGTTTTTCCAAGATATTTTCAAACATCTATAGATAAACCTGAAATAAAAAACAATGTAGGTGGAACAACTTTTATAAATATGAAAGATTTCACAGAAATGGCAACTTATTTAACTTCATCTGATGGTGGTGTAGATGGAGATATGAGTAATTATCCATTACAAGGTTTTACAAATTTTTGGATGAAAGGTTCAAATGATGGTGATGCTGGAAGAAATGCCGATACTACAGGTAATAGAATGATAAGACCATTTTATATGTTAAGAGTTAATTATGATGATGGAGAAGAAGGAACAAATAATGCTAACGGAGTATCAACAGGACATCAGAAAGATAGTTTTATAAATAATTATAATTTATATGAGTCTGATCCTTACAAATCACATAGGAAAAAATTAATTGGAAGTAATAATTTTTCTTTCAAATATGATTCAGAAAAAAACGGTTATTCAATAAATGGTTTACATAATTGTGTTAGATCTCCTTCTCACGATAGATTTGCTAATAAAATAGTTTCATCAGGTCAAACAGTTATAAATTTTAAAAAAATAAGAACAGGTGGTGTAGTTGGCGATTATCAGTTAACTAATCCAACAGGAACTTGGACAAATAACGGTGATGGGACTCCTAATTTAGCAAAAAAAGTTATTAGAAATAAACTTATAGGAGCATTAAATACTCCTGAAACAAGAGATATGGGAATTATGATTATAAATTTTGGTTTAGATACAGCAAAAAAACATAGAACAAATAAAAGTTTAATACCAACAGAAAATATTGCTAAATTTTCACAATTTTTTAATACAGAAGATGAAGCAAAAGAAGTATGGAAAACTACATTATGGTATAGATTAGGTTTTGATTATGATCAATTAAATGAACCATCAGGAACTAATATTATATATGATAGAGGATTCGTTAATGATTATGGATTCACAACTGATACTGAAATAACTAACGATATTATACCCACAATATCATCACAAAATAATCCAGTAGATTATGCTCCTACACCTCCATCAAAAACAGCAACTCCTGTTAATATAACTGGTTTTCAGTTGTTTAATAATCAAGGATATGCCTCACCTCAGGAATCAATGATAGCACCTCAAGTTCAACCACTTTTCTCAAATTCAGTTTATTATGAGTGTTGTTTATATCCTGTTATTATTTCAGATGTTGGAGGTGTTATTGCTCGTAGATTACCAGCATTAAGTCAACATCCTTATTATTTAATAACTACAGATTTATGTGATAATTACAAAGATAATGTTAAAAAAGGTGATGTATTACCATTAATTGGTGTTGTTCCTAAAACAAGTTTAAGTAATCAAGATTTTATTACAGCAGAAAATCAAATAGTTCAGATATTAAGTCAAGATAAAGTTGTTAATAAATTTAACATTAAAATATTAAATCCTGATTTAACAGCACCCACTTTAGAAGAAAATTCTTCAATTATATTAAAATTAACATTACCAAATATAACACCATTATCTCTATTAGAAGAAGACCCAACACAAAAAAAAGTAGTTCAAGAAATTATGGCAACACAAACCGAATTAGTGGGAAACTAAAGTTATATATTATAACTATAATTGGAAATTAATATGTATACTAATTTTATATAATGAAAAAATCAGAATATAAAAGTATAAATTCTTCCTCCTCTAAAAAAATTAGTAAAGATAAAGGACAAAAAAATGGTGGATGTAAATGTGGATGTCAAGCGATGACAAAATCAAATTGCCCTGATCCTTTTACAACTAAAACAAAAGATGATAAAAAACCATTAATTAAAAAGGAAAAGAAATATTAATCAAAACTTACTATAATTTTATCATTTTTATTATCTTCTACAACAGGTTTTTTTTTATTATATTTTTCCATCATTGTAGCATCATAAGTTTGACCCATAAAATTAGCAATTTGTCTTTTTTCTTCAATTGTATGATTTTGTGATAAATAGTCACTAATAAAAATATGCCTAATTAAATTAACTGATAATTCTTTATCAACTACTTTTCTTGTAATATATTTTAATGTATCTGTTATATTGCTCTGTGTCATATCTCTTTTTTCTTTGTTTACAAATAATGTTAAATTCTTTTTATTATTTATAAAATTATCTCTAACTTCAATGTATCTTGGTAATATTTTTGATATGATATTATTTTCATCTATTGTATGATCAATTTGTCCTAAATATTGTGATGTTTTATATTGATTAAATACTAATTCATATGTATTATTCCCATTTATCATTAAATAATTATGTTTTTTATTAAGACTTGTTCCTGACCTTTTATTTTTATTTTTAATTACCATAAATTGATAATTACCAATTCTTGCTGGTGGTAGTTCTGTATATAATGTTAATAATAAAAAATCTCTTATCCATTTGTATTTTTGATAATCATTTAATTTATCATTATTTAAATATTGATAAAATTCATTGTCATAAAAATCTTTTACTTTATCTTTTAAGATTGGGTATTCAATCCAATTTTTTTGTTCGTTTTTAGTCATTTCATTTTTTTCAATTATTTTTTTGGTTTTATCACAATATTTTTTTAAAACTTCATTCCATTTTAAAATCAATGAATTTGGTGCTTCCTTAAACTTCAAAAAAGTTTTTATTCCCATAATTGTTTGAATTTGGGTATTTAAGGCATAATGACTAAATAATTTTTCAAATTTAGAAAGGTTTTCAAAATCTTCTATAGATAAGTCATTGATGTCTTTTTTAGTAATTTTCTCTAACCTAATTAAGTTAAACTTCATTACATTATATGTGGAGTTGCTTCTATTTGGATTAATATCCATATAATAGTTTATTATGTCTTGAATTGAAATCATATTACTATATATATTACTATATATTTTTATTTTAAATAAAAAACCAATTAAATTATATTATAGTATATTAATAATGACCGATCAGGAAGGTAAAAATGAAAATGTAGATATGACAGAACAAAGGTATTTAGAATTGGCACAGGATTTTAAAAATATTATGGAGGAGAAGGAACAGGAAATCAAAAAAATAAAGGCAGAATTAAATGACTTTAAATTCGTTATGTATAAAGTATTGGGGATAACTTCGTTTTGTTCTGAAATATTTGAAAGTATGGATGAGTTAGGAGTAAATGGGCAGACAATGGAACATAATTTAGAATATTTAAATAATCAAATAATGCTGTTATTACAAATTCACTAAAATATGGAACTCATATTCCAATTCATTAACTAATTAGTCAATGATTTGGAACTTAGGTTCTCTATTTATTAGCATCATAAAAAGCAGATATAACAGTTTTACCATTTAATTTTAATTTTAAATCTTCAGCAAATGTTGTGTTTAATTTTTCACCTATATCCCTTAGTTTTTGTCTATCTGTGGCAATTTGGTCTATGATCTCTTCTATTTCAGTTAAATAGAAATATTTTCCAAATAAATAAGAATACATTATATATAATATATTGATATATTTTATATATAATTTAAAATCCAAATAATTACAAAAGTAATAAGATTATGCTTTATAAGATGTATTTAATGTTAAAGTTTTTGAAGAACCTGAATTATTAGTGTATGTAAAAATAACATATCTTACATCTAACTCAATAGTTTTGTAAAAATCTCCTGTAGAATTTACATAAATAACTGCCTCTTCACTTTCAAAATAAGTGACATTATCTCTACTAACTTCTACCTTAATTTGCCCTCCAGCATCATTTAAATTACCGAAAACTGCCATTCTTCTGACTGTATCAACATCTAAAGCGGTTGTGCTTTCAGTATTTCCATCAGCAACGGCAACAGCATTTTTTTGAACTGCTGATGTGGCACTAATTGCTGGAGCAGAAACAGAAACAACCCCAGCAATACTAACTGGTTGAGTTGCTTGAAAAAATGTTCCTGTTGTCGCAACAGATCCAGCAATACTAACTGGTTGAGTTGCTGGATAAAAAGCACCAGCAACATTTAATGTGCCTTCAACGGCATTTTTAATAGCATTACTATCGGCATCAATAGTAGTAAGTAAAGCAGATGAAGCACTATCAACTACCTGTAATTTTCCTGATGCGGAAACCTCCGCTAAATATGCTACCCCACTTGTTGAACCAACTAATTGTGATAATCCTGACATTGTATATATAATTATAATATATTTTAAATTTCATATGTTATTTATTTTTTTTATGTAATTAAATCTATATGAAAATTAACACTTACACTACTGCTTTTTGGATTATGAAATCTAATATATTTAGGTGGTATATCAATATATAAACAGAATGTAAGATCAGAATCAATATTAACAACATTCAAATTTTTTATATTAAAATATGTAATATTATCATTTGAATATTGTATTATTAAATTATGATGTGTATCTGAATTTCCCCAAATATTAGCACCTTCAGATGGATGAGCAGTTAAATTAACTGATGTTGTAAAACTGTTAGCACTAATTGTTTGATTTAATAATGTTAAATGTGTAATAGTTTTATCCATTGCTACATTTAGTTGTCCGTTAGTATCACAATTTAAAGTTGTTAATACATTTGAGGGATTTTTTGCTCTAATTTTCACTGACATTGTATATATTATTATAATATATTTTTATTTATAAATAAAATAATAAACAGGAATCAATAAAGTTTATATATATGGTAATGCCAACGGCAAACTATCTTTTCCTTCAATATAATTTTTAGTTGTATAAGAGGCATTTGTAGATTGACTTAATTGTTTTAATTTCAAATATCCAAAAACTTCAACTGAAACACGATTAATACCTGTTGGTGCTGTAGATGTTTGTGCTGTAACTGTAAATCTTTCTTTTTCATCAATATTTAATACTACATCTTCACTAACAGTAGTAGAACTATGTAAATGATATGTTTTAATTCTATGTTTATTAATGTTAGTATCCGAACTTCCCCATTTATATTTATTAAAAATAATTTCTGATTCATCTTCACAATGACTACTGATCATAACTCTTTGTATAATTAATTCATAACCTAATGGCACAGTATATTGTGGATTTTGATGTTTACCATAATTTAATGGAATTGAACACATAGGATTTGCCGATGTTCCACCGTTAACATCTGTATTATATATTGAAATAACTCCAGCATTACAATATAATCCACCTGAGGTTGTAACTTCAGCGAAATTTATATCAGTCATTGGTATTGGAAAAGAAACCTCAGTTAATCCATTTAAAGTTGCTGTCTGAGTAATTTCACCAAAATCAGCATTTAATCCGTGTATTTTTACCTGTCTACCTCCAATTCCAGCACTATTATCATTTGTAGAATTACTTACCATTAAAATATTATTTGCTTTATGAACTTCTCCTGATGTGTCAAAATATCCTTTTGTAGATACTACTCCATCTTCAAATAATAAAAATTCAGAATTAGTTAAATTACCTTTACAACTCATTGACCAAGCACTCATACCTTTAAAAATTCCTGATTGAACATCTGTTCTATAATCATTTACAATTTTATTTAATAATCCAATATCACATAATTCTATTTTTTTATCCCTTGTTTTGTATAAATCAACCATATTATGTTGTGAATTAGCACTAATATTATATTCCAAATCAGCAACAGAAGGATCACTAATTGTAAAATTATAATATCTTGATTCAACATTTAATAAAATGGATAAGTCACTATTTTTATTAACTGCTCCTCCTCTTGCTGTAGATATAGAACAATCAATATTATAGGTTTGGCATAATTCTAATTCATTAATATTTGATTGAATAAAACCAGTTTCAGTTCCTTCATATGCTATATTTGATTTAAAAATATTTAATTTTAATGTTGGCGGAGGTGTTGTTGCCACTTTCTGAGATGTGGAAACATTTACCACAATTGAGTTATATCCAAGAGCATTTAATTGTCCAACATATTGTGTATCTGTTGATTGTCTAAAATTTCCATTTTTCTGTATTTGACTCATTATATATATTAATATAATATATATTTTTATAAATGTTTAATTTTACTTATAAAAAAAATTATATAAAATTTATTGTTAAAAATAAAATATATTATATTAATATATACAATGTCTAATCCAGCATCAGAACCGATTACTCAAAACTCACAAACAAACAATGCTAAGTATGTTTCAATAATTCCTGAAAATGGCACAGAATTTTCACCTTCCCAAAAAATTATATTTAATTTAGACCCATCATTGGGATGGATTAAAGGAAGAGATTCATATTTAGTTTTTGATATAGAAAATGTAGGAGCATCCCCATTACCACTTACTTTAGCACAAGGCGGTATCTCCAGTATTATAAAACAGGTAAATATTTTTAGTCAACAAAATGGTATGTTGTTAGAAACACTTGATGATTATAACCAATGGACAGCAACAGAACTTCAATATAGAAACGATGATCCAAATAATGTAAGTAATATTGAAGGATGTCCAAAATATCTTCAACCAAAAAGTGCTTTAGCACCATCTAATGATGATGTAAAACTTTTAAAAAACTGGCATAATAATAATAGAGATGTTCAAGCACATAGACTTACTCAAATTAAAGACGATGCTACACCACAAATTACTCCAGTAAGATTTACTACTCCACTTAGATGTGGAATATTTAGACACTGGGATGATGAAACTTTAGTGCCAATTTTACAGATGGGAGGTTTAAGAATTGAACTTGTTTTAGCAGATCCAGTTGAAGCACTTGATATGCCTTTTAGTGGTAGATTAAATGCTGATAAATCACAAGGTGGTCATTGGGCAAAAGCAGTTAATTATCCAATGAAATGTGATGATTTTGTTAATAATGCTACAACTTTAACATTGGCAGATCCAGTTTTAGCAATAAAAGATTGTGGTTTAATTGTTGGTCAAACTATAACTGTTAATTATACACAAGTAGGAACTGCTACTGCTATAACACTTGATAGACAAGTAACTGCTATTGCTCAGAATGGAACTAAAATTGATTTAACATTAACAGCATTAACTCCAGCACCTGTTGTTGGTTCTGTTACTGCTGTCATTGCTGATTCACAAATGACACAAGCAAATATTAATTATAAAGTAAGAAATGCCGAATTTAGACTTTTACAAGAAATGCCACCAAACACTAAAATGGCAAATATGGATTATGTTTTTACATCTTATGATTTATTCAGAGATACCATTCCAAAAAGTCAAACAAATTTTAATCAAGATATTACATCTGTAGCATCTAAAGCAGTTTCATTATTTACAATGTATGAAAATCCATTTTATGATGCTTTGGTTAACTTTCCAAATGGACAATATCATCAAGGAACTACACCTGATGAAACAGGTATTAATATGAATAGTATAGTATATTTTATTAATAATAAACTTTATCCATTAAGAGCATATAATCCAAGTAGATATGGTGATAGAGTTATTAATCAAAATGAATTAGTAAAGGCATTTGGCACATTAAATTTTGCCCCAAAATGTTTAGGATCAAGTAAAAATGCCGACTTGGGAGAATATACAAACAGGTATTTACACGGTAGAGAATTAGCAAGAGGTGATAGTGTTTTTAATTTACAAAATGCTGAACCGCAAATCAGATTAGGTTTTAGTGCTGGAAGAGGAGATGATGATAATGGAAATGCTGTTGGTAATCTTAGAATGAAAACTTTCGTATTTAGTAAGAAAATCTTACATATTGATGGAGATGCTGGTCTCTCTCTTGAACATTAAAATAAAAACTATTAAAATATTTTAGGAACTCATATTCCAAATCATTAACTAATTAGTCAATAAATTGGAACTTAGGTTCTTATATTTCAAAATGCTAAAAATAATTATATAAAATTTATATAATTATTATTAAAAATAAAATATATTATATTAATATATACAATGCCGTCAAAAAAATTAAATTTTTCACTTGCTCCAATTAACGACAACCCTACATCTGTAAATGCTTCATCTACTACCAAAGTTGATAATGGATTCTCACATAAAAATGGATTTCCTACAATTAAATTTAGTATTCCAGCACAGGATGTTTTATTGGATGTAAACAATTTATATTTATCAGGTCAAATTTTCATTAATGATGCTAATGGTAATTTAGTTCAAAATCAAAATAGTAGCACTAACAATATTGCTAAATTTAATAAAAATAATGCTGGTAATGCTGGTGCTGGTGCTGGAGGAAATGGTATTATTTTAAACAATACTGTTAATAAATCCAACTGGAACGGAGTTTCATCAGTTATAGATAAGGTTGTGATCCAATCAAAAAAAACTCAAACCGAATTATCAACTATTATTAATTACTCAGCATTTAATGCTTTGAAAATGGGACATAGTAATAATGAAGATGATTATATGAGAAGTTCCCTAATTAGAAATATGTGTGCTGGTGTTAATTCAGGATTTACAGATAGACATCTTAATAACACTCCTTTTGATGCCCTTTCAAATCTTCCAAACTATAGTGATAAATTTGCTGGTCAGTTTTTTAGTTTTAAACTTGATGTAGCATTATTAAATGCTCAGGCAATCCATCTTGGTAATGCTTTTGCTGGTGGTTTACTAATTACTCTTCATTTATCTCCTGATTCTGCCTTTTTACATCAAAGGTTCAGAACTGTAGATGGAACAGCAAATGGCAGTATTACAGGAGCATCTTATCAATTAAAAAATATTAGATTAGAAGGTAAATATGCCATCCCAACCCCACAGGATTTACAAATGTATAATCCAGTTATAACAATGAATTCAAGGGTAAATTTAATGAATGATCTCGTATCCTCAGAAAATGCCAACACATACACACCACAACTTAGAATGGTTAAAGGTGTTGTTAATACTTTCCTTGATGATAATCAAAGTAATAATTATTCATTGAATCAAAATAATTTCAGAGTTCCAGTTGGATTAGAACAATATCAACAGGCAAAAAATAACATCAGATACCCAAATGACTTTCAAACACAAGTTGTTCCAAATAGTAGAAGTGCTATTACAGCAGGTGGAGATGTTGTTCCGAATGTCACCTCATTCCCTGCTACATTACAAGGTGATAGTGAATTGAGATTACAATTTGGTCGTGCTATACTTGGTGGAAGATTACCTGCTCATACATCCGCAACTATGGATTTAACTAACTCCAGTATACAAGGTGATTATGATGCCAGTTCTACCCCATCCGCAACTCTTATGTGTGGCGATAATACAAAACCTGATCTATTGGGAATTGCTGTTGATTATAATAACAACATTGGACAAACTCAAAATTATGTTAATCAAGATTATGAACTCAAAGTTTCTTCAGGTGTTAATACAGGAAGAACAAATCTCCCAGCAACAAGATCTAATAGAGTTTCAATTATGGAAAGTTTTGTTAAAAATTATTCTCAGATTGATTTACGAACTTTACAAAAAACTCAATAAATAAATATATGATACAAAAATAAAATATTTAGTAATTATATATACAATGAACTCAAAAGAATATAAGCAAAGTTTAAACAAGAAGGTCAAGGATATGACTCCTGAAGAAAAAAAGAAATATGGCAAATTAAGAACACAAGAGAGTAGAGCAAAGAAAAAAGGAACACATACAATGCCTGATGGGACTAAAATGACTGGAGAAACCCATACTAAAGATAGTAAACCAGTAAAAAAAGAAAAGAAAGTAATTAAAATTAAAAAGACAGGTGGAGTAAATGCTAAAACTGGTGCTAATAAAGGAAATATTGCTAATAAAAAATTAAAATGTTTTATGTTAACTGCTAAAAATGGTGGTAAATATAGAACCTGTGTTGTGCCTGAAAAAGATAAAAAACCTAAAAAAACTGTAAGAGATGCTCCAAGAAAAGAACCAAGAAAAAGGGCATATATTAAAGCATATTCTTCAGTAGCAGAAAGAACTGCCGATCAAAAGGCAAGAGCAAAAGCAAAAAGAGAAGAAAAAAAGAAGGAAAAAGAACCAAAAACCGTAGTGGCAAAAAATAAAAAGAAATTTAAAATAAAAGTAAAAAAATAATTCAACTAATATTAAGAACCTAAGTTCCAAATCATTAACTAATCAGTCAATGAATTGGAATATGAGTTCCTACCATATTTTATATAAAACAAAAACACCTGTATAATAAAAATTGATTTAAATAAATGTTAACTAATATATATAACATAAAATGAATAAAATCAATTCTCAACAAACAAAAATGAATAAATCAAAATCTGAATTAAAAAAACTATTTAAAAAAAATATTTATAGTGCTTTAGAGTCGGCAATGTCCATTAAAACGGATGATATGTCAGAAAAAGATTTTAAAAATTTGGTTCAATTTATATTATCTGTAAAATGTCAATTGATATAAAACCATTTAAATAAATATCAACTAATATAAATATATATATAATGCCAATTGATTATAAAAAAGAATATTTCAAAGAGAAGAACAAAGCAAGGTTTGCTTGGGGTCAATATTTCCAACTAAGGAATGAACTATTTGCTTTAGAAACTCATATATATGATGAACTTTATGATGATATGTTTAGTAATAGTGAATCAGAATCAAGTGACGATACAATAGAATCACCAAAACAAATGGATGAACATTTAATTAAGTTTATTCAAGAGTTATACAAAAAAGCAAAAGATAAAGTAGAATGTCCAATATGTATGGAAAAAATAGATAGTAAAGATTTATTTACAACTGGATGTGGTCATAATTTTCACAATAGTTGTATGGATCAATTAAAAAATTCAACAACTAAAAAGACTGTAGATTGTCCAATGTGTCGCAAGAAAATATTTAAATAATTCATTTTTTTGAACTTTTTTAATTAATATAAACTTTATATTAACTAATAAAAATAAAATTGATTTAAAAATAAAATCTTTATATATTATATAATACAATGTCAGTTCAATTAATGAATTCAGTTTTAACAAATGCTCAAGAATCTTGGGAAACTAAAACCCATTCTCAACTCAAAGCAGAGTATGAGTTAATGGCACAAAGACTTGAGGCAAGGAGAGCAACCTGTAGAAAGTCAAGTAAACAATATTATGATAAGACTTTTAAATTAAAAGAGAATGCCACACCTGAAGATGTAGAGAAAAATAAATCATCTTTAATGAAAAGGGACGAATATCAAAAAAGTTATTATACCAAAAATAAAGAAGCAATTAAAATAAAACAAAAAAAATATAGAGAAGCAAGAAAACTTAAAAAACTTGCTGAAGAAACTAAACAATAAAACATTTATAATAACATTGATTAATTTTATTTAAAGGTTAATCAATATTAGTTAATATATATGTCTTCTACCTCAACTTACAATCAAAGTGTTGAGAAATATAAAAAAGAATTAATATCTCTTTTAAATATTTCAGAACAAGAATTAAATGCTATATTTAAATCTACACTTTACAGTTTAAAACACAAGTTGGAGCAAATAGGCGGTGAATCTTTCTTACAATCTCTAATGAAATTAGATTATAATGATACAATATCATTTAATAGAGAAGAGGAATCTATACAAGAGATAGTATATCGTAATAATATTTATGATAAAAATGTAGATGAGAATAAAGATTGTTTTGTATGTTTATGTGGTAAATCACATTTGAAAAACTTACATTTATTTGCTCACGACGATTTAGATGAACAATGTATAATTGGTTCAAGTTGTATAAAACAAGTTTGTAAACTACAAGATGCTTACTCTGAAAACTTGGAATTAAAAGATAAATTAAATGGTTTATACGATGATGTAAAAACTGCTGAAAAAAATAAAAATAATAAACCGTGTTATAAATGCGGTGATCTATGTATTAATAAATCAACTAATTATAAATTTGAACATATGAATAATTATTGCCGTAGTTGTTTAGTGGGAAAAACTCATAGTTATATTAAATGCTCAAAATGCCATATTAAAGTTATACCAGCATCACAACCGTTACCATATGATAAGAATAAATTTAAAGAAATTTGTGGTAAATGTTGGCACAAAGCAAATGAGAAGAAAGATTGGTATAAAAAGAAATATAATAAAAATTAATATTATAATGTATAAACATTGTGAAAAATGTAAATTATGGGGATATCTTTATCATCATAAATATTGCCATACTTGCTTGGAACTCATAATCCAAAATATTAACTAATTAGTCAACAAAATGGATTATAAGTTCTATGTCAACTAATAGTAGTATATATTGGGTAAATAGTATGAAATATAAGTATAATAATATAATAAAACTATATCAACTAATACCTGTATATATATCAACTTTATGTAACCAATCTTCTTTAAGTCCTTTGAAAAAATATAATAGTTTATTGGATGGTCTACCCCTCTCAAATCTCCCCCATATATCGGTAAAAGAAATAATAATATTTACCTGTATATATTGTAGCAAAATTTTATGGCGATCTTTAGGTGGTATTACCCTCTAAACTATAAAATAATATTAATAATTAGCACCATACTTAAGAACCGTAAGACCCCCCCACATCTTATGGCATATTAGGTGTAATATGGTGTGGATTCAGTGCGGTTTACCATCTAATTTACTATGCCGAGATTTACCTGTATATTTAGAAACAAAAAAAATGATAGCATAAGTCGGATTATACTATCATTATTTTTATTTATTATTTTACTTGTGATTTACTACCAAATTTTTAATAGGTTGATATATATTTTATGTCTTTATCTCAACCGTTTACCGTCTTGTCTGTGTTGATATAGTTTTAATATATAATTATACTTATATTTCATAACATTTACCCCATATATACTAAAGTTGTTTTTTTTAAGAACCTATGTTCATATTTATTGACTTGTTAGTTAATATTTTAGATTTTGAGTTCCATTTTTATAAATCTTCTTTCATCATACAACTCATACACTTTTCCAATAAACATTTTTTACCACATCCAACACAATGTCCTTTTGTTCCTACATCTAATGCCGAAACCATTTCCTCGTCTGAACTTGGTTCATATTCTTCTTCATCATCGGTTTCCATATCGGTTTCCTCATCCAAAGCATCATCAATAAAATCCACTGGGAGTTCTTCATCAAATCTTTTTTTATAAATATTGAATCTATTATATTTTGATGATCCCCATTTTTTTGCCTCATCATCTTGTGTTTTTTCATCAAGTCCATTTTTTTTAGTTGCTTTTTCAACAAAATTTCTAATAACCATTTTAGTAAGTTTCTTTTTTTTACCATCTACTTTAATATATTTTACCCCATTGTTTACACATTCCATACCGAATTCATCTTTTAATAGTTGGGTGAAAAGTCCTTTTAATTGTTTGGTGTTTAACTCTGGGATTAGTTCGTCTTTTTTCCATTTCAAGTAACCATCCGTAAGCATTAAATTTAATGATTTTACATCAATGTTTTTATAATCATCCATCAAAACTTTGAAATCTTCGCCCACGAATTCTTTGTCAATGTTGATGTTATCATCTTCAATAAATCCCAATTTGTTGAAAAATTTCAATAAATGTTCATATCTTTTTAATTTTAAATCATACATTTCCATCGGCATTTGATCTTCTTTTCCTTTGTCTTCCCTCCATCCCTGAAAATTTATAAAATCATATTCAATATCATTTAACATTTGCTTGAAACTTCTCACACTTCCAAGTTTTTTTCTTTCCGATGGTTCGGTGTAGTATTTGTTGAAAAATTCTTTTTTAATAGTTGGATCAATATCCGTTTTAACTTGTTCTTTTTGATAATTATATTTAATATATGCTTTAATTTTTTCATCTTCAACTATTGGTTTATTAACCCTGATGTCTTCCAACATATTTTTAATTACTAATTTTTCTTCATATTTAATATCTTCAATATCATCCCAATCCCACATCTCCACATCTAATTCCAATTTGGTTTCATCAACAATTGTTCCTACTGGATGGATATTCTCTTCATATAAATATCTTTTGGCAAAACCATTGAGGCAAAGTGAACTGACATTGAATTCTAATTTATTGTGAATATTAATATTATAAATATATGAGAGTTTTTCCATATTTGCTAAGGTTTTGACTTCATCTTCAAATAATTGTAGTTTATATTTTTCTTCAATCTCTTCTACTCCATCTTTTGTAAGTGGCATAATTTCATATGGATGACCTTTAAATTTATCATTCAAACAAATGTAAATCACATTACTTTTGAAAACTCTGACTCTTTTGTGTGCTTGGATAGTATCTCTAAAATGACAACTTCCTTTATTTACACTATATATGAATAGTGTGTCAAATTGTTTTGAAACTTCTTTCACATCATAACTAATACCAGCGGTAATAGTTGGAGTATAGATTAGTAAATCACATTCTGACCACTCCTTGTTGACATTACAACTAAGAGGCAAAGGGTTTTTATTATTGTAAGATTTAATATTATAGTTTGGGTTTTGTTCTATCACATATTCACTTAATTTTTTAGAACCACATACAACGGCACATCTTTTTCCCTCATCCAAACATTTTTTAATTTGTTTAGTAAATGCCATTTTGTCTACTTCAATATAATCTCTTTTAGCATATTTAAAATTATTTTTAAGAAAGAAACCTTTTTTATTTTCAATATCATCTCCGTAAATGTCTTTAATAAAATCATAACTTCTTGAAGTCAAATAAGCATCCATCACCATAATTTTTGGCGAATTTGTAATCATATCAAATATTTTAGTAGCACCTTCAATAGGTTTATTTTTAATAAACATTTGACCCATCAAATTATCGGAAATAGATTCACTTTCATCAATAATAACAATATCATATTTATCTCTACAATATTGGATGCTCTCAACACTACAAATAATTCTATTTTGATCTTTAATAGTTGATTTATCATCAATATCCAAATAATTTTTGAAACCATATTTTTTAAAATCACTAATCATACTTGAGGCGAATGCCCTTTTACAACTAAAATACACAATTGATTTATATTTAATTGATGGGTCTGAAAATATATCCTCAGTTTTACCATCAAATGATCTTGTGCCAATTTTTACACTTTTTGTTTTTTCATCAAATACCTTTGCTAATGTATAACTTTTTCCAGTTCCCATAGGGGATTTAATATTAATAATATCATATTTATTAACCGTATCTACCATTGAAAATTCTTCACATTCAATAAATCTACTATTGATGGTTTTTTCATCACAATTATATGTGGGTTTATCATTAAATAATGGGTCAAAAATACTTGTATTATTATCCATATTTTTATTAAATACCCTTGCCAAATTATAAAGTGTTTTCCATCTAAAACCTTTTGTTGTTTCGTGGTTCAAATAATCATCCCTGAGGTCATCTTCCGTAATATCATCATTATATTTTTTAGTCCATTTTGTGTAAAGTTTCAAACCTTCTTCACTATTTTTTGTAATGTTAGAAATACACCACCCAACCATCTTAAAAATAGTTCTTGAAACATTTTTGCCATTTGGAATAGAGTTTAAATAATATGGTAAACCGTCTGACTTTTTACCATCAATTTTACCAAGTTTAAATCCTGAACCAAATGCCTGAGAATATTCCTTAAAAATAATTGCTTCATCAAAATTTAATGACATTTTCTTCCCATTTGCGGTTTTAATTGTTTTCTTTTTTACATCAACATCCTCATATTTTGAAACATCATAATATTTAGGATTTTCTTGAATTTTAGTTAATAAAAATTCCGATAATTCTGAACCATTTTTAGTTGGTTTTTGAATAATTTTTTTAAATGCTTTACTCTGATATGGTAGTTTAAATGCTTGATTATTTCCATAAACCGCAAAATCCAAAACT